CCCAGATTGAAATTGGACGTCTGAAAAATTGATCAAGAGACCATTGTGTAGTACCACCATCCATAGTATTATGTAATGATGGGCCAAGAGTAGCAATATCAGGAGTTTCTCCCATATGATCGTGTACGTTCTGGTTTGATTCCTTAATGGTAGGTTCCCCTGTATGGAAATCACCTTGATCACCAGATACAGCACTATCATAGGGTGCTGACTCAGAATGAATCTGAGATCTCCTAAATATGCGTCTCTGTTTTGTTTGTTCGTAAGAATTTAATTTAGATTGAGTTTTAGCAATTCTTGAAGCATTCAATAAAGCATCATAACGCTGTCTATAAGCAGCGGCATTAGCACCATATTGAAGCTCAAAAGATAAAGCTAACTCAGCCAAATCCTTACTATCGATTACTGAATTACCAGTAATTGCTGGGTCTGCAGTAGGTTGCAAGCCAAAATTATTTATATTAGCCATATTAGTATATTGACAACATTGTCAGTCTTCAGAGAGCGTTATTCTCGCATCTCACCCCTCTAGCTACTTCGGCTTCCGAGGGACTCTCTGGAATTTTATCATAAATTTGGGCACGCACTTCTTCAAAAGAAGGAAATGCGGACAAAACAATATTATATTGTCTGTCATAAATTTCACTAGCTACTTCAGCAAATCTTTTTCTTAAATGAAAATAATCTTCTGCAGTAGTGTGAAAAAATAATTCACGTAAAGCTGACGTACAAGAATCAATCATTAGATCTTCTACATTAACTTCACGAGAAGGCAAATAATAACATATAGCCTTCATAATACTTTGTCTGTCTAATGGAGCTACCCAATGACCTAAATCTTCTCTAAATACAAAATTTCTTTTTAAAAATGAAATTTGATCTAATTTAAGAAATGGAGTCATTTCAAGGGTTTTTGCTGCATTAGTATAATCTAATCCGTAAATATTCTTACAAAATGATTGATAATGTACGTTGTTGAAAAAACTTTTACAAGGTTCTTTAACAGCTGCAATAACATCATCACCATAAATACAAGGTTTTACATTTGCGAAAAAATCTTCATTAGAAGGTCTCATAGAA